GCAGCTGATCGTCATGCGTTGAATCACCCGCGGCGATTTCTAGGTGTTTTTTCACCTCCTCCAGCTGCAACGGCTCTACTGTCGCCGCTGCCAGAGTGATCGACTTGTCCGCTGTTCGCAGTGGTCCGCTTGCCGAGAATCCGCCCATTTCCAAACCTCTCCATTGCGTCTGCCGAACCGGGATACATCTGCACGACTTGGCCGGCCTTGAATCCCTGCCAGTCTTTAAGCAACTCGACGTTGACCTGCTTGACCTGCTTTAGTTGCACTTGTCACCTCCAAGGAATTGCTCCCGCCATTGCTCAGGATAGATGTGCTTCGGCTGCAAGTTCTCGTCGTAAATCGCGATCATCTCTTCCATGTGGCCGATTCGTGTTTCGCAGTCCACCCAAACGCGACGCCCGGCCTCCCTGAACCGATTCCAGAACCAGATGTCGTCGTCAATCTTGGCATCGGTCCAGCACCCGTCCAAATCAGGCCGTGACCAGAACCAAGGTTTTGGCACGTCCCGCAGCCGGTCCAGTTTGATGGCGGTCAGACCGAAGTGGGCCGTGGTCACTTCAATCGGCTCGCCCTGGTACTCGACCTGCGTCTGGCCACCGACGGTAAACAGTGGAATTTGCTTCCCTCGCCGGCACTGCATCGCCGCCACTGCGTCGTATTTCTCGTCGCTGCACAACACGCCCAGCAGACGATGAACCTGCTGCACGTTGAAGCAACTGTCAAAGTCAACCGTGATCGCGATTTCAATGCCGTGTTCGATGGCGTCGATGAACATCCGCTGCATGCACTGGCCGTAGAAAACGCCGCCAGAAACAATCAGCGGAATGCCCGCCTTCTTAAATGCGTGGTCGATGACGTTCCGGCTCCAGACGCATTCATAGCGTGGTGCCGTCATAAACGCCGCGACTTTCGCTTCGTGTGTATCCATGTGCATCTGCTCCGCACTGGTTGACCGTCTTATTGCTAACCAACCTTCACGTAATCCGCGTTGTTGGTGTTAGCCGCATCGGCAATTTCCTTTTGCAGGATGCCGACAACGGAAGTCAGAACCGGCCCATTGGTCGTGGTGTCCGGCGTCAGTCCAATCTGCAGGTAACGTTTGCGACCGTTTAAGTCTACGTGCAACACAGCTTCCTTCGCAGTCGTGTTGTCGATGGTGAAAGCGTAGGTGCTGTTGAACGTGGCAAAGTTTGATGCGGTGGTGTCGTCCGATTCCTTGAGGGAAACAACGACGTTGGTGCTGTTGGTGTTGAGTTCCGCACCGACAGCAATGCTGATGGTGGCGTAATCGGCACCTTGGCAATCAAGGTTTGCAGTCCGTGCGGTAGTCACAGCGGTAATCGGGGCGAGCAGCGTCGAATAAACGCAGCTTTGAAGGGTCTTCATATCTTTGTCCTTACAGGAAAGTTAATCAGGGGAAAAAGGCGGGAGCAGTTGCCCACTCCCGCCCGACGGTCCCAGGCGGAGCAGTACACCTGGATCAACTGTTAGCTCGCGTTACACTTGACGCCGATGATCGGGCCGCCAACGGATGCGGTGCCGCGTTCGTGGCAATTGATGTCAAAGCGTTCGGTCGCTCGGAAGTAGATGCTGTCGGTGTTGAAGCCGTAGCTGTTATCCACTGCGATGCTGATGCCTCGCTTCTGGCCCATCGTCACGGCTCGGCTCATGTCGCCAAAGTATGCGATGAACTTGCCGGACAGGTCAGTCGTCGGTGCCCCGCTGTCCATTGCTTGGCAGAAGACGACCGGGTAGCCCATGAACGTCGGGCCGAATCCGGCATTAAAGTTGGCAGCGGTGTTGCCAGTCGATGCGAACGCCAGCCGCTGCATGACGTTGTGGTAGATGCTCGAGTGGCAGTACCACTTTGGCTGCAGGCCAGGGAGCTGGAGCAGCTTGCCCATCGCTTCCTCGAACGATGCCAGCGTGATTTCGGCTGGCGTGTCGATGTTGGTTGCGGTTTGAGCATAGGCACCAGCAGCCAAAGCATTCGCCAAACCGACAATGCCGCCGTAGGTGTTCGTGCCGTCACCAAGGAACAAGCACTGGTCCTCTTTCACGGCAAAGCACTGGGCAACTTCCATGGTCAGCAAGTCGCCGAGGGCAACAACGCTGTCTTCCGGCAGTTCGCTGGACCAGCTTGAGAAGACCATCAGCTTGCGGGCTTCCAATCGAATCTGGTCAAACGCCAAATCCGATGCGGTAACGCTGCTGTTTTCGCCGGCAAAGTAGCCGGTGAATCCGCTGGCTCGGCGGGGAATCAACACAGGGCCGCTTCCCATCGGGTAAACGCGAGCTTCCCGGCGAGCTACGCCGTATTCTTCGACGTTGCGGATGATGGCCGATTCCATCACTTCCGGCACCAAATAACCGCCCTTGGTGTTGTCGCTGGTACTCATGGCATTCTGGATGCCGTGATTGGCCAACCACGACTTGGCGGATTCGTTGCCCTGCAGGCTCAGCACGAACTGGCCGGCAATGTAGGCTTCCTTGTCGGCGTTTGGGCCGGTAAAGGACTTGACGACCGCAGCCTTAGCCTTGGCCGGAACCTTGACGGCAGCGACGTTCAGTTCGCCGTTGGCCGATACAGCTTCTTCGGCATCGACACCAGCAAACCGCTGGCGAGCGATGGACTTCTGGGCCGACTCGACCTTTTGCATTCGGTCCAGCTTGGCTTCCAGTTCGCCAATCTTGCCGGGCTGGTCACCCTTGCCCTGCAGTTCGTCGATTTCCTTTTCTTCGTCAGCCGACAGGTCACGGCTTTCTTCCTTGGCCACATTCAGAATGGCAGCAACGCGGTCGTGCTGTTCCTGAATTGCCGCTTGCAATTCCTTGACAGTCTTCATGTTTAGAGTCCTTTTCTGTGCCGACTGTCAGGCAGCACAAAAAAGAAAATCGACTGCGACAGCCGACGTGGTTGTTGAAACACGTCAGCCCGTCGAGTCGATGACAACCGAACTCTAAGGGAGTTTTTTAGATGTACGCGGCACTAGCCGCTTGCGTAAATAGTACGGATTTCCATTAGGTCGTCAAGTGTCAACGTAAACGCATTTGAATCGCCCGCATTTTTGCGGCGATTCGCTTCGGAAACCGCTGCTCCACTGGCGTGGCTGGCTTGGCTCCGTCGAACAATTCCTGCGGTGCGTGCTTAAACATGGACGGGGATGCCATCGCTTTTGGTGCGTCGGCGACTTCAGAAATGGAATCAACCAGCCCAATGGCCAGTGCTTCCTTGGCAGTGAACCAAGTCTCGTCCGCCACCATTGCCAGAATCTCTTCCCGGCTGGCGTCCATCTTCTGGGCGTAGGCATCCACCAGCGAATCCCGGTATTTTTCCAAGATGTCTGCCGTCTTCCGCATGGCCGCCGCATCCCCGATGGCGATGGTGTGCGGTTCGTGAATCATCACCATCGCCCGTGGTGCCGCCGTGGTCTTGAATCCGCTGACCAGCAGCAGGGTCGCAGCCGATGCCGCCAACGCATCCACGCTGACCGTCACCTCCCCGTTGTGCCGCCGCAGGTTCTCCACTGCCGCTACAGCTTCGTCTACGGACCCGCCAGGACTGTTCAGCCGCACGTTAATCGGCCCATCGCCCAGCATGGCCAACGCTTCGACGACGGAATCCCCGCCGATAAATCCCCAGTCGGCTGGACCGATTTGCCCATACATGAACAGTTCGCGCGTCTTTTCGTTTAGCTTCAGCATTCGGTCAGCCTCCATTCAAGGTCAAAGTTGAAGTCGTTTCGGTCTGGCAGCCGGTACGGTTGATAACTGCCAAACTGCTCCATGTACTGCACCGCGCCAGATAACGAGTTGTCTGGAAGTCCGTCGTAATGCCTGAACCCGTCTACATCGATTTCATGAATCACACGCCGCACGGCCCGCCGCTCAAAGAATGGCCGCATTGTTTTCAAAATGGCCAAGTCCATGCCCTGTGCGTCAATCATCAGCGTCTCAATCTGCTTGACGCCGGCCCACTCAAGGAAGCTGCACAGATTGACGACATGCACCTCCAGCTGATCCTTTTGACACAGGTCGGCTTGCGGGTACATTTGCCGAGCCTGTTCAGTGCAAACGCCGAGGCTGCTGCTGACCCCGTCGTGGTTGTACACAGTCAGCGTCCGCATTCCGTCCGCTTCGCCGCAGGCAGCCTGGACAACGTGGAAAATGTCGCTCATGTGTGCATTTTTCCGCCGCAGATAGTCCGCGGCCTCTGGCAGTGGTTCAAACATATAGAACCGGTCATGCCCCTGCATTATCTGGAGCATGGACATATCGCCCTTGTTTGGGCCGACGCAAACGAACACACGCTCGTTCATAGCTTCACCAGTTCTGCAACGCCGTCTTGCCGCCATTGGTCAATCAACGCCAGAACCGCTGCCTCGAACTGTTCCGGCTTGTGGTCCGCTGCCGCCAGCAACGCCTGCTTGTGCAATTGGCAGTAGCCCGCCACGTCGCAGTCCTCAGCCCCAACGGTTGCTTCGAGCCGTTCCTGCCATCGGTCATAGAACGCATCCACCCATTCGCAGAAGTTCTTAGCCTTTAGACCACGGTCGCGGATGCGGTTGCACTCGACGCCGACCATGTGCTGCAGCTGGGCCCGTGCAGCCGAGGCTGCCGCTTCGTCCGCGTCGTCGTCATTGCTCATGTCCCCGCTGCGGTCCGGCAATTCGGCCTCGCCCGTTTCGGGATTGGTAATCGTCGGGTCAATCATTGGGTTCGAGTAGTTGTCGCCGCCGTCATACGGATTCATGTCCAGCTTGGCCCTTGCTTCGTTCGGCGAAAGAATCTTGTTCATGATGCCTTGCGCCAGCGAATTGATTGTCGTCTGGGTGTCGGTCATGATCAACGTTTGCCGATTGAATTTGAAGTAGTGCGAATCCGCCCGCTGTTCTGACAGGCTCAGCAGTTTCGACCGGCACTGCATTTCCCATTTGACCAGCCAGCGGTTGAGGCAGGATTGCAATTCAGCCAACTGCTTCTGCTCGAGGCTCGAGTAACTGCTGCGGGATTCGTCGCCAGGCATCGATTCCAAACCGAACCAGAGCATAATGTCGGTGCGGTTGAACTTCTGCTGTTCCACAAACTGGGCGTCGTGGTTGCTCATGGTCAGCACGTTTGCCGTGACGCCTTCCCGCAGCAGCCCGACTAGTTCGCCGTCTTCGTTGTGGTGCTTGCGGAATGTGGTCAGAAACTCAGCCGCGTCCTTCTCCTGGCGAAACGTGCCCGGTGGTGCCTGCAACATCAGCCGCCCGGTGAACCCCTTTTCAGATTGCTTGGTCGCCAGC